GCTTTCTGTGCTTGGTCCGGGCAGGCTTGGACTGATAAAGTTGTAACCGCGTTTATGAAGGCGGCGGATACCCCTATGTGGTCATTGGACTTTACGGGGTTTGATGCGTCCGTTCCGTTTGATGTGATAAAGCGTGTGTTCCGCGTCATACGCTCGTGGTTTGAACCCAATTATCATCCCCTAGTTAGGTTTGTCGAAGCCGGCTTTATGGGGAGTGGACTATTCGTTCCAGGTCGCTACATAGATGGTAGTGAAAGGAAGCGTGGGGTCCCGTCAGGTTCTGTTCTCACGAACCTGATTGACAGCTTAGTCAATTTGTGGGTGATGGAGTACGCTGCTGTGCTTAATAAAGCACACGTAGATTTATCCCTGGTTAATGGGGATGATGGGGTTTATACCTTTAGAGGTAACCCTGACTTCAATGGGATAGCGAGGACCCTCGAAGCTGAGCTGGGTATGGTCGTCAAAATGGAACCGCACAAGAACCTGATCTCGCGGTTTAGGGTGATGCATTTACAGATGCACCACTCGGAGCTTTACGAGGTCGACGGGTTGTATGTGGGGGTCCGTCCGATTGGTCGCGCATTTATGGCGACCACGACGCATGAGCATGCTCCTGCTGGAAAGGTCGGTTGGTGTAAGAAGTATAATGCCTATAGGGAGCTACAACAGGTCAATAACTGTTCAAACCATCCCAGGTTTGATGGGGCTTGTATTATGTTGTGGTATGCAGATGGTTACATCCAGGAAGCTCTGGAGAAAATTGTTCGGCATGATCCAGAGGTGGCCATCGCTAACGCCCTCCTAGACGTTGGATCCGGGGAGCGAGGAAAACTCCCAGTTTGCGACCTTGTCTGGAGCCCAGTTGTCCAACGGCTGGTTGCACTCCGCGCTAATAAGCGTGTTTCATGATAGTGGTATAGAACGGGTGTACTAATATCCGTTTAGTGGTTGTATGCTGGTACTGTAATAAGAGGTGCTCATGGTTTATGTAGTCCTTTTCACTCTCCTCACACTGTTCATTGTTGTTGTGATCGTTATTGGTCATTGGTTGAGGGATGTTCCGCTCCTTCCGCCGCAACTTGAACTGGTTCAGTGTCCAAGGTGTCGAGGTCTGGGACTTACAATTGGTGATCCTTATGGAATGACCTGCCCTCACTGTGGTAGGGACTTTACAAGATTACCAATACCCTGAGTTTGCGGATTACTAGTGACTGGATCATGTTGGAGGTTTCTTGATGAATCTTTCAGACTTTGCATCCCTTGTTCCTGGGCCTTTCGGTACGATAATGAAGGTCGTCGAGAACGTGCTCCCTTCCGTGTTTGGCCAACAGTCCGAACCTCGGCTGGTAACCAATAGCGTTAAGGATCCCGTGTCACAGCTGCGGAACTTGGCTGTGGGTTCTTTGCCAACGGCTGTGTCTTCCTACCTTTCGCAGGCGGGTTCGCTCGCCGGCCAGGTGCAATCTATGCACATGGCCTGATATCCAGGTATAGCCTTTTCAGCGGGCTTTGTTCGCTGTTTACCATACGACGAGGATGTCTCATGTCAAAGAATCAGAATCGCAATCAGGGCGCGGGCGGTGGTCAGGTTTACACCGCTGGTGCTCGTCGGCGTCAAGACTGGGTCGTGGGTTCGACTTCGGTGAACCCTGGTTCTGGAGCCGAAGTTACAGGTCCAAACAGTTGGGCTGGTGCTTTTACAGCTCTTACGGTAGGCAGTCCCGGTATTTCGCAAGCTTACCGTATTCCCTTACCGACGGCTTTGCCAGTCGTCAACGTTGCG